TTTAATTCAACAATATTTATTTTTTTAACTTCTCCTACATAATATAAATCATCAAAATAAGGAGAATCTGTATATGAATAAACAATATCAGAAGGATCAACATAGTCTAATTTTATTCCTTCAGCGGTATTGAAACTATTTTTTACACAAGCAATACCTAATACAACTATGTCATAATCTAATCTTTTCTTTAATAAATTATATTTATTTAAATCTAATATGTTATTAATAGCTTGTTCTTCTGCAATTTCTATAGATTGTTTATAATCAAGCTGCATATGCAACTCTAATTCTTTATTATTAGTCGGTAAATTGTTTTTATCATTTTTAAAAGCCGGAATACCTAGTTGTTGTTCAACAGCTGCAAAAATTTGTTGGTTTTGCATTTCTAACAACATGTCATTTACATAATTAGTTCTTTCTTTAGTACTATTAGGATCTACAGAATAACATTTAACGTCGTATATTCTTTCTCCAATCCCATTTACTACTATGTCTACAAATTTAGGTATAATAGGTACTGGCTTCCAATCTAAATTCAAATAACTTAAATCGCCGTTAATTGACAATTCATCTTTATATTTTTGTATGGTTTGTTCTCCTCTTGCGTATAATTTTAATCTATGAAAGTTATCTCTATTTGAAAAATAACGCGTGTTTCCAGCATCTTTTTTAAACCATTCCGATTCTATAGCTTTACCAACTTGTAAACCATATTTAGGATCTGCTTTCTCAACGTCACTTAGTGATTGACTTGGGAAAATACCTTTAACATCGTATTTCATTTATTGTATTATTTTTGAAATGTTTCCTTTATTGTTGTATTTAGCAAAGCTAAAATTTACTTCTTTTGTTAATTGCTTCTGCGCATTTGGTGCATATCTATTTTTATTACACGCCATTATTGCTAATCCAGAACTTATTGCAGCATCAAATTTAGTTCTTTTATTTATATCAAACTTTGCCCAATCGTTTAAAGTTTTATTAAAATACATATCTCCATATGTATTATCGTGTTTTTGGCCAATATAACTATTGATATAACTTTCAATAGCTGCTGCGTGTGCTTGCCTTATATCTTCACTCGAGTTTGGTATACCGCCTATCTCTTTTTCAGCAACTGATAACTTATTCCAAAGTTTAT